GCATTGGTGGTAGCAGCCCCGCGAGTGCGGAAGATGACATTCGGCGAATTCGTCGACTCTTCTCCGCCGCACAAGCGTAAGTTGTATGACCACGCGAGAAACAGTTTGCTGATCGATCCGTTTGACGAGCGCAAGGACGCGTTACTGTCACCATTTGTCAAGTCTCAGAAGGAAAACGCGGGGAAGGCAGTTTTGGTGCCCAGGGGTATCTTCCCGCGTACTCCACGGTTTAATGTAGTGATCGGCTGTTATATACGGCCGTGTGAAGGAGTTCTCTACAAGGCCGTGAACCAGGTGTACGGTGACGTAACTGTGTTTAAAGGAATGAACGCACAGGTGCAAGCCGAACATATAGTTCGCAAGTGGAACAAGTATACAAACCCGGTCGGGGTTGGTGCGGACGCTAGTCGATTCGACAGGTCCATATCGGTCCCCTGGCTTAAGTGGGCCGGGTCTGTATATGCTAAATGTCACTACGATGACAAGTACTTGTTACACCTGCTATCACTTCAGCGCTCAAATCGCGGTTCAACCAGATGCCGCGATGGTTTCATCTCGTTTAAGTTCGAAGGTGGCCGAATGAGCGGTGACATGAATACTGGCCTTGGCAACACCATAATCATGTGCGGAATTGTCCACTCTTACTTAAGCGGAAAAGTGGGCAAATTCGACCTCGTGAACAACGGGGACGACTGCGTGATAATTTTGGAACAGGAGGACCTTCCGGTCCTCGACGGTTTCCCAGCATTTTGTGAGGCGCTGGGATTCAGGATGGAGATGGAGCAACCAATCACCGAGCTTGAGCAACTGGAGTTTTGCCAGTCTCGCCCGGTGTTTGACGGGACGTCGTGGACGATGTGTCGCAACCCCCACAAAGCCAGTACAACTGACTTCTGTGCGGTGAAAACGCTGGAAACAGCGCGGGTGTGGCACAAGCAGCTAAAGGCTGTCGCTGATTGTGGTTTAGCGATGGCTGGAGGACTGCCCGTTTTCGACGCGATGTATAGGAGTATGGCGCGGGCAACAACGGCCGGTGCAGTCAAAGACGCGTTTCTGGCGCGCGATGGGCTGTACTGGTTGTCACGCGACATGCACCGAGAACATAAGACCGTCACACAGGAAGCTCGAATCTCATTTTACAGAGCCTATGGCATCACGCCGCAGCTGCAGGAAGCGATGGAGACGGAGTACGACAACTTGTATATCCGGTTCAAACCACCAGTCGTGTTCAACCCTGCCTGCCACGTGGGCTATATTGAGTTCGCATCCGCCGAAAGAGAGACAACAAACGCTTGGTAATCTGGGTGAAATATCCTCAGAAAGTGTAGCTTGAGAACTGCACAACACACACTCACCATTCCAACCCCCAACAAATCCACAACAACCTTCGACGACCACGAACCCGTACAATGGCCCCCAATCGCCGAAAGCAGAAGCAGCGCCAGCCGCGCCGTCCCCGGGCGCGGCAACAATTGCGCAAACCGCAACTTGCACACATCTCATCGTGCACAATGTCCTACCTCCGGTCCAAGGCGGCTCCCTTCGCCGCCGGACCACTGCCGTGCGTTCCTGACGCGATCAACCTCCCGAGCCAGAAGCTGCGACTCCGACAACATGGAACCTTCGCCACTGGCACCACGGGGGACGGATTCGTCTGCGTGGCACCGTTCACGCCGTCCACAAACGGCGCCGCCCTCACTGGAACCAGCGCGACCAGCGTTGGAACCTACGGCGGAACAGCCCTGGTGTCTTACACAAACAAAGTGTCGACGAGCTGGAAGAACGCGGAAAAGACAGCTGCGGTCATTGATTCGGATGATACTGCGTTCCGGCCTGTGGCTGTGGCGGTCCGTGTTAAATACATTGGCCCTGCGGCTTACCGGTCCGGTCTGATCACAACGCTGAGCTCACCGAACAACTTCTCCATCCTAACACAGGCTGCGAACCTCACTGACGATTTCAGTGAGCTCACGCAGCCAGTGGGCGAGGGGTGGCATACGGTCATGTTCGTACCAAAGGTCACTGCCGACCTGGCATACCGCGACAACACCAGCAACGACGGCGTGTTTGGATTCGGCATTACTGGCACATACGATGCCAGTGGTGCCGTAGGCCCCGCCGCGTTTGCGTACGACATTGTCGGTTACTACGAAATGACCGGCGTCGACGTGACGTCCGCAACACCCAGTGGATCCGATGCCGCAGGTCTTGCCGCGGTGAACACGGTCATGGGTGACACGATCCACGTCGGCGTGCCGCCGCAGGGCGGCATGGATGTAGCAGTCGAGCGCTTGAAGCGCGTGCTGATCAATGGCATGAGCTACGCTCTTTCCAACCCGGGCAGGGCGGCAGCAAACCTTCGGGCAGCTCACGACGTTCTCCAGAACGTCCGAGGCATCCACAACTTCAACCAGATCGGCAACTGAACCGATCACACCAACACAAACACTACGTGGTCGTGGCTCCGGTCCAGGCCGGTTCACACTAGCACGAGTCGAACACGCACTAGCACAACACACTATTGCCAACACCACAACGCTACAGCGTCGCCCGGCGGCGCAACCCCGCTCCCGAATCCGAAAGGTGGGGGGGAGCGGACGCACACTAAACGACAGCACT